CATATTCCACGATATAGTATGCCACACTTCGTTGATCCTGAACCAGGAACAATTGTAAAAAACCTTATGAATTCACCCTCTAAATATAATTCAATTGAGAGTAAAGAATATCTTATGTGGCGATTGTCACAGAGTTATTAATGATAATGATTTTTATAAAAGATTTTTGTTACTATTATAAAAACTTTGGTCCGAAATATGGCTGGTTCTGGAGTATAGGTTATTCAAGATTTAACGCATTATATTTTAATCGAGATGGAACTTGGAAAAAGAAAACATATGAAAATTAAAGATTATATTAAAAGTTATAAAGACTTTCCAATTAGTGGTGTAGACTTTAAAGACATATCAAGTTTATGCAATAGCAATGGGTTAAAGTTAGCGTGTGACGAAATAGAACAACAACTCGTATTTCATATATGTAATTCAAAACCAAAAATATTAGCATTAGATGCAAGAGGATTTATATTTGGTAGTATTATAGCAGACAGGAACAATCTTAATTTAGTATTATGTCGTAAAAAGGGTAAGTTACCTGGTGAAACTATTGAAAAAAGTTTAGAACTTGAATATAATAAAACTACACTAGAATTACAAAAGGATTCTATAAAGACCAATGATAAAGTTATTATCGTTGATGATTTAATAGCTACAGGGGGAACAGCTATAGCCGCTATTGAAATGGTTAAAGAACTAGGCGGCAGCGTATCTGCAGTCGCATGCATAATAGATTTACCATACTTAGGTGGTAGTAATAAAATTAAAGAACTTAATATTCCATTTTATTCGAGTGTAAAATATGATTAGTATATCTGAAAAAGCTAAAAATTATTTAGTTACAGCTGTAAAAACTCAAGATAAAAAGTATGCATATCTTGCTGTAAACGGTGGAGGGTGCTCAGGGTTTCAGTATGAATGGGATATGACTGACGATTTAGAAAAAGGCACTCTTATTGAAAATATATTAGTACTTGATAGAACAGCAGAAATGTTTGTCATAGGTTGTACAATAGATTATGTAACAGAATTTGGCGGATCATACTTAAAGGTTATAAACCCCAATGCAACAGCGCAATGCGGTTGTGGGGAATCATTTGCTGTATAACTTAATTAACATGTTAATAACAAAAAGGTGTACATTTACTCAAAACTAGTGTATAATAATACTATATAAATGAGGAGAATCACTTTGACAACATCAAAACTATCAGTTATCTATTCACACTTTCAATCCCTTCCGGATTACAATCACAAAATTAAATATCTTCAGGATCACAAATCTGATCTCGAAAAATATGACATCAATGTTGATAAATTAATCAACTATTATTTAACCCACGGTGACAAACCTTGGACTCCACCTAAACGAGAAGCTTATTAATGGCATTTTATACCAACCTCTATCGATTTAAAAGTAACATATACTATCGCGGTTATTCATCTAACGGCGATAGAGTTAATAAAAAAGATCATTATGAACCAAAGTTCTATGTTACTACGCCAGACGAAACTGGTTACAAAAGTATTGATGGTCACAATGTTGGATCAATAAATTTTAAAAGTATGTATGAAGCTGGACAATGGCTACGCGATAACCTTGAAGTTTCAGGTAGAAAAATTTACGGTAATAAAAGATATATTTCTCAGTATGTGATGGATAAATTTCCAAATGATATTGAATTTGATCGTAGAGCAATTAACGTTGGTACATTCGATATTGAAACAGATTATGATGATGGTTTCCCTCATCCTGACCAAGCTGCTCATAAGATATTGTCAATATCGTACAAGTCTAGTAAGTTCTCTACATATCATGTGTGGGGTTATGGTGACTTTGATACCAAAACAGCACTTATAAGTGATGTTAAATATACTCGATGTAATAGTGAAGAAGAACTACTTGAAAAGTTTATAGAATTCTGGTCACACCCTGAAATTACACCTGATGTTATTACAGGTTGGAATACAAGATTCTTCGATATACCTTACGTAATCAATCGTACATCTCAAGTACTAGGTATAGAATACTTACACAAGTTTTCACCATATGGCTTACAAATACCAGAACCCAGAAAGGTTATGTATCGTGGCAGAGAAAATCTAGTTTATGAAATTCCTGGTATTCAAACTTTAGATTATATGGAATTGTTTCAAAAGTTTGGTTATACATATGGTCCTCAAGAATCATATGCATTGAATCATATTGCTTATGTCGTACTTGGTGAAAAGAAACTTTCATATGAAGAATCAGGTTCACTTAAAAATCTTTACAAAGATGATTATCAAAAGTACATCGATTATAATATGAAAGACGTACAACTTGTTGATAGGCTCGAAGAAAAACTTGGACTTATTACGTTGGCTATAACTATGGCCTACAAAGGTGGTGTTAATTTTCAAGACACATTTGGTGTAACTGCTATATGGGAATCAATTATTTTCAGAAAACTTTATCAAAATAAAATTATAACTCCACTTACACAAAAATATGATGACTATCAAATACAAGATGGAAAATCACATATTGCTGGCGGTTATGTTAAAGATCCCGTTCCAGGTAAATATCAATGGGTAGTATCATTTGATTTAAATTCACTATATCCTAATATCATTGTGCAAAATAATATGTCACCAGAAACAATAGTTGAATATCCAAAACAGCCTGAAGAACTTGCAAGAGCTGCAAATGAAACATATTATCGTAAAGACTTTCAAGGCGTACTTCCAAAAATTATTGAAGAATATTATGATGAACGTGTGTCTGTTAAAAACATGATGTTAGCTGCTAAGTCTGAAATGCAAAAAGGTTACACATTTGAATTAGATAAAGAAATAAACAATCTAGAAAACAGACAAATGGCTATTAAAATTCTACTTAATAGTTTATATGGTGCTCTTGCTAATAAGCATTTTTTATACTTTAGGCCAGCACTTGCTGAAGGTGTAACACTTACTGGTCAAAAAGCAATTAAATGGGCTCAAGAAACTATGAACTCTGAATTAAGAAAGTTACTTAAGTCTGATAAAGACTATGTAATTGCAATTGATACCGATTCTTTATACGTTAACTTTGGACCATTGGTAGAGAAATTTGCACCAAATAATCCAGTTTTATTCTTAGACCAAATTTGTAAAGATCACTTCGAACCAGCAATTGCTAAAGCTTATAATGAATTTTTTAAAATGCACAATGCATATAAAAACAGAATGGTTATGGCAAGAGAAGCAATATCAGATGTTGGTATATGGACTGCAAAGAAAAGATATATACTTAACGTACACAATAATGAAGGTGTGCAATATGCTGAACCTAAACTTAAGATTATGGGTATTGAAGCTATCAAGTCTTCTACACCAGAAATTGTACGTAATAAATTTAAAGAAGCATTTAAGCTTATAATATCTGGTACTGAAAAAGAAACACAAGCTTTCATTGCAAAATTTAAAGCTGAATTTAAAAGTTTAAATCCAGAAGCTGTAGCTTTTCCACGTGGAGTTAGTAATATAACAGATTGGCACGATAGAAAAACTATATTTAAGAAAAGTTGTCCAATACACGTACGTGGTTCATTACTACACAATTATTATCTTAAACAAAATAAACTTAATAACAAATATGAACTTATTCAAAATGGTGATAGAATTAAGTTTGTATATTTAAAACTACCAAATTCTATTAGACAAAATATAGTATCATTTAAAGATATATTGCCTAAAGAATTAAAATTACACAATTATATTAATTACGATTTACAATTCGAAAAAACATTTATCGAACCACTAAATCTAATACTTAACCCAATCGGCTGGTCAGCCGAAGAACAAGCAACACTGGAGGATTTTTTCGTATGAGTACGAACTGGTTTAAAGACATGCAAGCCATGCATAAGAAATATGGCGTAGATGAATGGATGAAAAAAGAAAAAGTATCTGATTGGTCTAGACTTAATAAGTTTATGGATTTTAGAATTAAGATGATGCAAGAAGAACTTGATGAAACAAAAACAGCATTTAAAAAAGGAGATGCTGAAGAAGTTGTAGATGGCATTATAGACATGTGTGTCTTTGCTATCGGTACATTAGAAGTATTTGGCGTTGATGCTAATAAAGCTTGGGACCAAGTATTAAAAGCGAATATGTCAAAAGAAGTTGGCATTAAAGAAGGCAGACCTAATCCTCTTGGTTTACCAGATTTGGTAAAGCCTGAAGGTTGGGAAGGTCCTACACATAAGGGAAATCATGGAAATATCACTGACTCTTTTTAAGAGCATATTTGATAATAAAACTAAAGAAAAGCTAACATTCAAAGATTTCGATTCTTTTGAAGAAGCTTTGTATAGACTATCTGAAAGAAGGATTGCTTCTAAGAAAGATGCTCCATTAATGTCACCTGCGCAATTTAAGCCTGACACTACTCGTGCAAATGATAATGTTACTATATGGTCAGGTTGGTGCGCAGTTGATGTTGATGATTTTATATTTGAAGGAGATCTACATGTCGCATTACATACTAAGTTTGGTAATTATAAGTATGTCTGCTATTCTACTGCTAGCAGTACACAATCTTTACCAAAGTTTCGTATTGTCTTTCCACTTACAAAAAATGTTCAAGCTGAAAAGATTCGACACTTTTGGTTTGCTCTCCAAACGCTACTCGGCGAAGTTGGAGATAAACAAACCAAAGATCTATCTCGTATGTATTATATTCCAGCAAAATATGATAATGCTTTTAATTTTATCTTTAGTAATGATGGGGATGCTATCGATCCTGATGTGGTAATGACTAAAGTTCCGTATAGAGAAAAAAGTAACAGTAGTAGTTTCTTTGATAGATTACCAGAAGATATGCAAAAAGAAATTATTGAGCATCGTAAATCTCAATTGGATAATACTAATATAAATTGGTCATCATATAAAAACTGTCCATTCTTTCCAAGACAATTAGAAAAAGAATATAGAATGATAAGTAGTGCTGGTTGGTATCATAAGATGTATCAAATTATGGTTGCCACTGCTGGTAATGCTATTAAAAATAAATACCCAATCTCTGCACATGAAATTACTTCTTTATGTAGAGAACTTGATAATGAAACTGGTAATTGGTATAAATCCAGACCACTTGAAAAGGAGGCCGATCGTGCACTTGAATACGTCTACAAAAATATTTAATATGAATATGTCATTCAGTATTGATGATATTAAAAACAAAAATGAATGGTATGAACGTGCTGTAAATGAAGCTAAACAGATACATAGAAAACCTTCTACAGCTCGTGGCAGAACTCTTAATGAAATTATTGAGGTATGTTTATATGGCCATGCTCCGGAGCAATACTTACTTGAAACCGGTTGGGACGATGATGAAAGACCATATAAAGATTTATTAGATCCAGCACTTGATCCAGTGGAAATTAAAACTACAGAACATTCTGGCAATATTCCGTATGTACTCGATAGATGTAAAGAAGCAAAACTTGAAACGTGGAGAAATTATCCTGATATTGTTTACATATTTACAAATGATAAGAAGTCTAAAGAATATGTACATGAAGGTGTATATGTGTGGAAAGGTAATAAGTTTAAAAAGTATAAAATTTAGTTAACATGTTATGTTTATTTTCCTTTACTTTAAGAGAAAAGTATGGTATAATATATCTATTAAAATAAAAAATGCGGAGAAAATAAATGTATACACGTGAAAATATGATTAAATTTGCAAAAGAAAACTTTGAAGATATTTTTAATAGCCTTGGTAAAGTTGAACAAGGTAGTTTACTAGGAAATATAACAGAAGTAGCTGTGGTCAAAAAAAGAATAGCAGTAGGTACAGACGTTTCAGGTTCCGATATGGTTGAAAATGGTTTAGAAAAAGAAATAAAATCATGTTGGTCTTATAATAATAATTATGCGAGATGGGGAAACATAATGAGTAAATTAAATAAATGTGATTCTTTTGTGTTTATCGATGGTGTGTCAAATAAAGAATATGAAATTCCGCATGATGTTGTATTTTTTGAAATGAGTATTACTCAACATTCTGGCGGAGAAATA